GCGTGCGATATAACGAGAGGCCGGAAAGAACCCTGTAAAGACGTAGTCGGAGGATTAAAAAATGTCTATCTAGTAGACTTTGGAGATCTTGGAACTATTACTTACACAGATGACGAGGTTACTGACCTTGCAGGTACTTTCTCAGCTTATAAATATGAATTGAAGGGAAACAGTAGTTTTGAACAAACTATAACCGCTTCAAGAGAAAATGGAACTACCTTTTTTGACCAAACTTTGAGCCTTACATTAAAAAAACTTACTAAAGAAGATAACAAAGAGATAAAGCTCTTAGCTTATGGACGCCCTCACGTTTTCGTAGAGGATTATAACGGTAATGTTATGTTGATGGGAGCGGCTCACGGAGCAGACGTAAACGGTGGGACTATTGTGACTGGAGCTGCTATGGCAGATCTTTCAGGATATACTTTAACTATGAACGCTCAAGAAACATTACCAGCAAATTTTGTTAGTGGTGCAACTTCTGCTGACCCATTTGCAGGGATGAGTTCAGCAACTGCGACAATAGTAGTAGGAACAAACTCTTAAACCGAGTTTCATTTGATGAATTAGGGTTGCTATATGCAGCCCTTTTTTTATACTTGTATTTTAACAAAAAACCTTTTTTTTTATTATATATATATGGTAATACTACAAGAAAGCGGCTCAGCGCAAACTTTAAAATTTATTCCTAGACAATGGGTTAGCGGTGGAAGTTATACAGTAAACATAGTTGATGAAACACAAAACAAGAATATATATAGTCAAGTGACAACATCAATCGTTGAAGATAAATATTATAACACCTATTCAGGCACTTTCTCTAACTTAAAACAAGGAATTTACTATATCATTACAATATTGTCAGGTACAAGTATTATATTTAAAGATAAAATATATTGTACAAACCAAACTGATTTAACAGCCTACACAATTAATGAAGGCGAATATATTGCAAATAATACTGAAAATGAATTTATAACAATATGAGCGAACCTAATTTACATATCGTAAACCTAGCGTCTTATAATAGACCAAAAGTTGTGGAAGATAAGAGAAAAGAATGGGTTAACTATGGAGATAACAATGACTATTATAGTTATCTTATAAACTTGTACACTAATTCAACCACAAATCACGCTATCATTAGCGCTATTGCGAATATGATATACGGTAAAGGGCTTGACGCTTTAGATAGCAGCTCAAAGCCTGATGAATACGCTGCGATGAAGTCAATATTCAGTGATCATTGTTTACGCAAAATAACACTAGATTTAAAACTACTGGGCGAAGCTTGCTTTCAAATAGTCTATCAAAAAGGCCAAGTTATGGCGGCCGAACACTTTCCACGCCAGACTTTAAGAGCAGAAAAAATGAATGATGATGGCAATATTGAAGCATATTATTATCACCCTAATTGGGCTAAAATAAAACCCAATGAAAAGCCAGAAAGAATTAAGGCTTTCGGTTTTGGTAATGGTACTGAACCAGAAATTAAAATCGTTAAAAAATATGTAAGCGGATACGATTATTATTGTCCAGTAGATTATCAGGGGTCTCTTGCATACGCTGAGCTCGAAAGTGAGATAGCAGATTATTTAATCAATGATGTACAAAACGGATTCAGCGGTTCAAAAGTTGTGAACTTTAACAACGGTGTACCAAATGAAGAACAGCAGCATCAAATTAAGAATGATGTATTAAAAAAGCTTACAGGTTCAAAAGGCGAAAAAGTTATTATAGCTTTTAACAACAATGCAGAAAGCAAAACCACAGTTGATGACTTACCCTTAAGCGATGCGCCAACCCATTATGAATATCTTTCTAACGAATGTTCTAATAAATTAATCGTTGGCCACAGGGTAACCAGCCCTTTACTTTTAGGTATCAGAACTGAAAACAATGGCCTCGGCTCAAATGCTGATGAAATAAAGACCGCTGCTCTACTTTTTGATAATATTACTATAAAACCATACCAGGAATTATTAACGGACTCTATAGGTGATATTTTAGCTTTAAACGGTATATCATTAAAACTATATTTTAAAACATTGCAACCTTTAGCGTTTATTGAAACGGATAACGCATTGACAGATGAAGCACGTGAAGAAGAAACAGGTGTTAAGTTAGCAGAAGAAAAGCCTCACACAAATGAAAAGGTGTTTGATTTATTAGAAGAATTTGGTGAAGATGAAGATTTAGAAAATTGGGAACTAGTTGATGAACGTGAAGTAGACTATGACCAAGAAGATGCACTTGATAAAATGATTGGTTTAGCTTCTACAGGGTCAGCAAGGCCAAACGCTTCAAGCAAACAAGATGGCGAAGCAGATGATATGAAATTTAAAGTGCGTTATCAATATGCGCCTTTAACAGCATCAGAAAACAGTAGAGAGTTCTGTAAGCTAATGGTATCTTCTAAAAAAATATACCGTAAAGAAGATATAATGCAGATGAGCAAAATGCCAGTCAATGCAGGCTGGGGTCCGGATGGTTCATCAACTTATGACATCTGGCTTTACAAAGGCGGAGGTTCGTGCAGACATTTTTGGAAGAGGAAGACTTATATGGCTAAAGGTGTCAACCCTGATGCTACAAACCCTAACGCTGAAATTAGTGTAAATAAAGCTAAAAAAGAAGGTTTCACGCCAGAGGTAAACGATTCTAAAGTTGCTAAAAGGCCAAGGGATATGAAAAATAGAGGCTTTATAAAACCTAAAAACTTTAAAACACCAAGATAGATATGGCTCAAGCTTTATTCGTAACGAGAAAAGATTTAGTAAAGTTCACTTCGGTTAGTGGTGGGGTTGATACTGACAAGTTTATACAGTATATTAAAATCGCTCAGGATATACATATTCAGAACTTTTTAGGAACAGACCTGTACAATAAAATTAGCGCTGATATTGTAGCTGATACATTAACTGGTGATTATTTAAGTTTAGTTACAGATCACGTTAAGCCAATGTTGATTCATTGGGCAATGGTAGAGTTCTTACCGTTTAGCGCTTACACAATAGCAAACAAAGGCGTATATAAAAATACAAGTGAAAACGCTGACTCAGTAACTAAAGATGAAGTTGATTTCTTAGTAGAAAAAGAACGTAAAACCGCACAATATTATACTGACAGGTTTATTAATTATATGAGCTTCAATGCAAGTAGTAAATTTCCTGAATATTACACAAATAATAATGATGATGTATATCCAGATAAAGACGCAAATTTCGCAGGATGGGTTCTCTAAAAAAAACATATAAGCCAAAGGCAGAAAACGTAGTAAAGTTAAAAACCTTTTTTAGAAGAGTTTATAACAAAAACCTAAAAAAGTAATTATATATATATGGGGTACGGATCAATATATCCATTAAGTTGGTTTGGTAATGCAAATGAAGCGAATGGCTGGGGGGCAATATACCCTACAAATGCAGGTGGTTCATCTATAACCGTAGATACCTTAACAATTAAGGCAGACAGTACAACAATTAAAGCAGACGCAACAGAATTTTAAAAAATAAATAATGGCTAAACAGGTAATTAATATAGGGACAACCGCGAACGACGGGACTGGGGATCATCTAAGAACGGCATTTGACAAGGTCAATGATAACTTTACAGAACTATACACAGACGATGCTGGTGATGTGGGAAGTATTATCGCAGGCACAGGCATCTCAGTAGATCAAGCGACTGGAGATGTGACGGTAAGCGTTGCAACAGATGGTATAGATTTTGATAAACTAGGGGCAGAATTTACAACAAGTTCAGCTGTAACAACAGCATTAGATTTTAGTGCAGCACAAATATTTACTAAGACTATGACTGCTGACACAACTTTTACTTATTCAAATGTAGGAGTTGGAATGGTAAAAGACTTTATCTTAACAGGAGCATTTGTACCTACTTTCCCAGCGGGGACAAAAACAGTAGCAGGAACGTATGACGGTTCTGTTTCAAACCTTATTCAAATAGTCGCAGTAGCTAGTGGAGATTACTGGATGTCAATTTCAAAAGCACAATAAAATGAAAGCAAAAAATTTCAACGGAACAATTAGAACTTATAGAAGATTGCCAAATGTTTGGGAAGATGACAACGGTGTACACTTAAAC